AGCACAAATACGTTTATAATCCAGTTCCGTATGATATAGATTTTACTTTGTTCGTGGCTGTAAAAAATGCCGAGGATGGAACGAGGATACTAGAACAAATACTTCCATTTTTTGGTCCCGAATGGACGTCGACTGTAAATTTGATTCCTGAACTAGGAGTTAACTTAGATATTCCGGTATACATTAAATCAGTTAGATTAGAAGATAATTATGAAGGTCCTATTCCAGACACAAGAACCATAGTATGGTCATTAGAATTTACTATGAAGGGTTACTTATTCGGACCAGTTAAGAAGGCTGAAGTAATAAAACTTGCAAACGTAAACTTCTTCTCTTCCATGAGTAATACAAGTCTGTATGAAAATGTTACTATATACCCAGGATTACTCGCAAATGGATCACCAACAACCAATGCAGAGTTGACGGTAGATAGATCCACAATTAACGAAAATGATGATTGGGATTATATAGTAATTTACAGCGAAAGAAATAATGAGTAACGAAATAAGTACAGCTCTTGGATTAGAGCCTTTAGTAACTAAGCAGGAACCTGACGTAATAGAAATACAACAGGTAGATAGTGACTTTGAATATGCAAGGACTAATTTAATAAATGTAATTGAAAAAGGACAAGAAGCACTTAATGGTATTCTTGATGTTGCAGCAATGTCACAGCATCCTCGAGGCTATGAAGTAGCGGCTACCTTAATTAAAACTATGGCTGATGTAAATAAAGATTTGCTAGAACTATCTAAAAGAAAAAAAGAACTATCGGGCAATTTAAAAGCTCCCAGTACAGTTAATAATAATCTTTTCGTAGGAAGTACTGCTGAATTGCAAAAGATATTAAAGAAGCAAGATGTCAACGACTGAGACGTATCAAGGCAATAGAAATTTAAAACGATCAAATGTAGCGATTTCTTGGGATCAAGATCAGGTACAAGAATATCTAAAGTGTGCTAGAAATCCAGTATACTTTATTGAAAAATATATTAAGATTGTTAACGTTGATCTGGGTTTAATACCTTTTTCATTATACGACTTTCAGAAAGATGTAGTTGTAACTACGACACAGGAAAGATTTGTAATATGTAAAATGCCTAGACAGGTAGGAAAAACAACCACTGTTGCGGCTATTTTACTTTGGTATGTGTTGTTTAATGAAATGTTCTCTACTGCTATTCTTGCTAACAAAGAGTCACAGGCCATTGAAATACTTTCACGTATTCAGTTAATGTATGAGAATCTTCCTAAGTGGCTACAGCAGGGCGTGGTTGAATGGAATAAGAAAAAGGTTGAACTTGAAAACGGATCTAAGATTCTTGCTTCTTCGACTTCCTCTTCTGCCATTCGAGGCACCTCTCAGAATTTAGTTTACTTAGACGAATTTGCCTTCGTTCCTAATAACGTACAAGAGCAGTTCTTTGCCTCTGTTTATCCTACTATTTCATCCGGTACAACCACTAAGGTACTAATCACTTCTACTCCTAATGGATTAAACCAGTTCTATCGCATATGGGCTAATTCGGAGAAGGGAAAGAATTCTTATAAACGAATTTCCGTTCATTGGAGCCAAGTTCCAGGTAGAGATGAGAAATGGAAAGAAGAGACCATTCGCAACACATCGGCTGAACAGTTTAGAACTGAATTTGAATGTGAGTTTGTAGGCTCTACCGATACGTTAATATCTGCATCGAAATTAAGTAATATGGTATACATGGATGCGATAAAAGAAACTGAAAACTTCAAGTTGTATTATGAACCTGAACAAGGAAGAAATTACGTTATATTAGTAGATACAGCTAGAGGTGGTGGGGGTGACTATTCAGCATTTCAGATAATAGATGTAACTGAAATACCGTATAAACAGGTAGGTAGGTATATGAATAATACTGTACCAGTAATGCTTTATCCATCTATTATTTTAGAAAGTGCTAAGTATTTTAATAACGCTTTAGTGTTGGTTGAGACTAATGATATTGGCGGTCAGGTAGCCGATATGCTTGCTTATGAATTAGAGTACGAAGGCATATTAAAGACCGTGAGCAATGTTAATAATGTAGTTGAGCTATCCTCTGGATTTGGTCAAGGTTCAAAATTAGGAATTAGAACTACTAAATCAACTAAGAGAATAGGGTGCATGAATCTTAAGAACCTAATTGAATCTGATAAGTTAATCGTAAACGACTTTGAAACTATAGACGAATTAATGAGATTCTCCTATTCAGGCTCATCATATGAGGCTGAGGAAGGGCACGACGATCTTACTATGGGTCTAGTACTTTTCGCCTGGCTATCTACACAGCCTTTCTTTAGAGATTCGACGAACAGCAACGTAAGAAAAAATCTTTATGAAGAAAATAGAAAAAGAATGGAAGACGACATGATTCCATTCGGTATTATACATACTAATCGTGAAGAAGTATTTAATGAGCCAAAAATAGTTGACTTGGAGAACATGTCGTTTAATAAATGGATGTTATCTTAACGACATTCGTGAGATTATAAATAATTTAAAGTCTCATGTTATAAATACAACCTCTGAAGGGAGAAAGACATGCCATTTCAAGTAAGTCCAGGTGTAAATGTTACGGAAATCGACCTGACTACTGTTGTCCCTGCTGTTTCTACAACCGAAGGTGCTTTTGCTGGAGTGTTCCGCTGGGGCCCGGTTGATAAAGTAATTTTAGTTGATACAGAAGACAAGTTAGTAGATCGCTTTGGTAAACCAAGTAACCACAACGCCGAAACATTTTTCACCGCAGCTAACTTCCTTTCATACGGTAACAAGCTATACGTAGTTCGCACAGCTAACACAACTGATGCTAGCGGGGCTAACGGTGTGCTTACAGCGTATGCTAACGTAGCTGCAGTCACATCAAACACAAATTTAATCGTTAAGAACGACGATCTAATCACTGACACCAGTGTTGTATCAAACCTTGATGCTGAGACTAACGTAAGATATATTGCAAGATATCCAGGTGCGCTAGGAAATTCTCTTAAGATTTCTGTATGCGATACAGTTAATACGTTCTTCTCTAACACATCGTTAAGAGCCCAGAGCGGTAATAATTCAAGCCTAGACGCTAATATCAGCTCTAATGCTGCATTAACTACAATCGTTGCCAATAACGGTAGCAATACTGTTGTAGTTAATATTGGTCGTGCTGATGTTGGTACTATCGCTGAAGCTGTTGCCCAGGCTACTACTATAAGCAACTTACTAACTATCGGTGACTTGCTAGAAATTGGAAATACTACTATAGGAACTCAGTTCCTTAAAGTGACAGCTATCGGTGCTATTACAAACACTGCAAACGTAGCTTCCTTTACTGTTAACGTAGCTTCTAAGTTTACATTATCTACCATTGGCAGCAGTACTGGTGGAAATACTGATTCTCTATCTACAGGCTACCTAAAGAGATACTGGGAGTACTCACAGTCTGTTGACAGAGCTCCAGGTACATCTAACTACGTTCAGAACTTCGGTAATTCAGCCGCTGTCGACGAGGTTCACGTTGTAGTTGCCGATGAAGACGGTATAATTTCAGGCGTGCCTGGTACAGTACTTGAAGTTTACGAAGGACTTTCACGTGCCAACAACGCGCTATCAGAAAACGGAACTACTATTTTCGTTAAAGATGTAATTAATCAGAATTCAAAGTATGTTTACTACTTAAACAACAGAGCTGCAGCGTATACTGCAAATGCTTCTACTGTTGCAAGCACGGCTAACAACAAAGCCATGACTCTTTCAATGGTAAATGGATCTGATGGCCTTAATGAAGCTAACGTTGCTATCAATATTATCCTAGGAGGATATGACAAGTTCAAGTCTGCTGAAGACATTGATGTATCCTTAGTGCTACAAGGTAAAGCAAGAGAAACAACGGTTGCAAGTCACCTGATTAATAATATCGCTGAATCAAGAAAAGATTGCGTTGCATTCATTTCTCCAGAGTTAGAAGACGTAGTCTACAACGTTGGAGATGAAGCTGCTGATGTTATTGGTTTCAGAAATTCTCTACCATCTACTTCATACGCAGTAATCGATTCAGGTTACAAGTATCAATATGACAAGTACAATGACGTTTATCGTTACGTTCCTCTTAACGGGGATGTAGCTGGTCTATGTGTGAGAACTGATGATCAAAGAGATCCATGGTGGTCTCCAGCTGGTTTTAATAGAGGTGTGATCAAGAACACAATTAAGCTTGCATACAACCCATCTAAAGCCGATCGCGATCAACTGTACAAGTCAGGTATCAACCCTGTCGTTACATTCCCTGGTCAAGGTACAGTGCTGTTTGGTGATAAGACTATGCTAACCAAGCCTTCAGCATTCGATAGAATTAACGTACGTCGTTTATTCATTGTACTAGAAAAAGCTATTGCAACATCAGCTAAGTTTACTCTGTTCGAATTCAACGATGAATTTACTCGTGCACAGTTCCGCAATCTAGTTGAGCCGTTCTTAAGAGATGTTCAGGGACGTAGAGGTATTTACGATTTCAGAGTTGTATGCGACGAGACCAACAACACTGCAGAAGTTATCGATAGAAATGAGTTCCGCGGAGACATTTATATCAAGCCAAGCAAGTCGATTAATTTCATTCAGCTAAACTTCGTTGCTGTTAGATCTGGTGTCGAGTTCTCCGAGATCGTCGGTCAGTTCTAATACAAAAAGAATAATCTAAGGAGGCCACATGGCATTTAGTGTAAATGAAATTAGAAGCCAGTTGCTACTTGGAGGGGCTAGAAATAGCCTTTTCCAAGTAACGATTCAAAACCCAGCAAACGGTATTGCAGACTTCAAGGTTCCGTTCATGGTTCGTGCAACATCGATTCCTGCTTCTACTATAGGTACAATCGAAGTCCCATATTTCGGACGTAAGATAAAAGTAGCAGGCGATAGAACTTTTGATCCTTGGTCAGTTACAGTAATCAACGACGAAGACTTTTTAATTCGTAACGCAATGGAACAGTGGGTCAATAGAATCCAGACCGCCCAGGGCAACGTTAGAAATTTTGCTTCGTCTAGCCCATCGCTATATAAAGCACAAGCCCAAGTAACGCAATATTCAAAAGTAGGTGCACCTATTAGAACTTATACGTTCAATGGTATTTACCCATCGGATGTTGCTGCAATTGATCTTGATTGGAACGCCACAGACCAGATTCAAGAATTCTCCGTGACATTCCAGTACGATTGGTGGGAAGTAACGGGTGGCGTAACCGGTAATGCCGGAGGCGCTTGATACAAAGCGGTAGAAATACCGCTTTTTTTGAGGTAAACGAATGAATTTATTTGGTATAGAAATCAAGCGCAAGAGAGATATCGTTAACGATTCTCCTACTGTACAGGCTATTGCACCGGAAGCTAATGACGACGGTGCAGTAGTTATTGCTTCAGCAGGAGCATATGGTACCTATGTTGATTTAGAAGGATCGGCTAGATCAGAGGCCGACCTTATCAACAAGTATAGAGAAATGGCCCAGCATCCAGAAGTGGATATGGCTATTGATGATATTGTTAATGAGTCGATAATTAGCGAACCTGAAGTTAAAACTGTACAAATAAATTTAGACGACGTAAATATTTCTACACAGCTTAAAAAATTAATTACTGCAGAATTCGCTGAAATACTTCAAATGCTGCAGTTCGAGCAGCAATCTTACGACCTATTTAAAAGGTGGTATGTTGATGGTAGATTATACTATCAAATTATAGTAGATACAGCTAATCTTGCTGAAGGCATTCAAGAGATTAGATATTTGGATCCCAGAAAAATAAGAAAAATTAGAGAAATTAAAAAGAAAAAGGATCCTCAAACTAATTTAATGATCTCTAGAAAGTCCGCTGAATATTATATTTACAATGATAAAGGACTTAATAATCAAAAGGCAGGTGCCGCCTCATCGTTAGATACACAAAACGTTAACGGTGTAAGAATCGCTAAAGACAGTATTATTCACGTTACATCTGGATTAATGGATGTAAATAATACTATTGTATTGTCTTATTTACATAAGGCTATTAAGCCTTTAAATCAACTTAGAACTCTAGAAGATTCTACGGTAATTTACAGAGTATCAAGAGCTCCTGAGCGCCGTATTTTCTATGTAGACGTTGGTAATCTTCCTAAGATGAAAGCCGAGCAGTATCTAAGTGATATTATGACTAAGTTCAAAAATAGAATAGTTTACGATTCGTCCACAGGTGAAATTAGAGATGATCGTAAGTTTATGACTATGCTCGAGG